GCCCAGTCAGTCACCGCAACTGCAAATGCAGTAGGTGGTTGGAAAGCAACACCACGAATCGAAATCACTGCTGCAAAGTATCTTGAAAACAAAGTTCTTGCTGCAACAGGTGATGAATCAGCACGCCAATACGTTTTGGCAGCAGATAACACGACAGACAACGCTGGACTTGTTCCAACACGTCAACTTTCAGAAGTAATCAACGGACTATCAACAACAATTCGCCCAAGCATTGACGCAATTTCTCGCGGTGCATTGCCTGACGCTGGAATGACTTTTGAAATTCCTAAGATCACAGTTGCGCCAACAGTTGCAGTAACCGCAGAAGACGCAGCGTTCAACGAAACCGATCAAAACAGCGCGTTCTTATCAGTGGACGTCAAGAAGTTCGCGGGTCAGCAGAAATTTTCAGTGGAGTTGTTGACGAGGACTAGTCCTTTGTTTTATGACGAACTTCTACGAAACATGGTTGCTGCTATGGCTAAGGCGCAAAACGCTTATGTCAACGCACAGTTGATTTCAGGTGCAACACTTGACGGAACAACAACAACAACTTATCCAACTGCAACAGAATTGCTTGGCGTAATTTCACGCGGTTCAGCAAGCGTTTATGGCGCAACTGCTGGTCTTGCAAATCCATTTGCACGCAACTTAATTGCTTCAACAGGTCAAAGGGCAAACCTAATGACACTCAATGACGCTGGACGTCCAATCTATTCACAGGTTTCAAACCCTATGAATCAGCCTGGTGTTGCAGTGCCAACAAGTTTGACTGGCAATGTTGCTGGCTTGAACCTTTATGTTGACCCAACAAACGCAGGTGACGGCGACGGAACACTTCTTGTCGTTAACCCTGATGCATATACATGGTACGAAGGAACTTCATACCAACTACGCGCGGAATCAACTGCTGACGGTTCAATCACAGTGGGCGTGTATTCATTTGGTGCGGTAGCCACAAAAATTGCGGCTGGTTGCTTCAAAAATAATAAGGCTTAATCGCCACAACTAATCATGCGGCGGGTTCTCCCGATCTCGCCGCAGCAGATCGAAAGGAACGGACATGCCAGCCATTGTCACTGCAAGTCAATTGCGCACGGTGCTTGGCGTGTCCGTTTCCTTATACAGTGACAGTTATCTTGACGAAATAATCAACACCGCTGAAGCGGTAATTTTGCCAATGCTGGTTTCAAATTCTTCAGCAGTTAACGCTTACAAATTAGAATCAAACGTGGCGACTTATTACACACAACGCCCACATCATTTTGTTGCTGGTCAATCGGTTGTTGTGGCAGGTTTGCCAGCACCATTTTCAGCAACCGTCACAGTCGTTGACGTTAAGGAATACCATTTCACCGCTGCATTGACTTCATCAAACGTCACATTGCGCGACATCATTCCAATGGGTACTGCGACACTTTCAGGTTATTCCGCTGCTGAAATCTATGCAAACAGTGCGCCAATTGAATCAGCAATTTTGGCAGTATCCGTCGAAGTGTTCCAATCACGCGTTGCCGCTGGTGGACAAATTGAAGGCGTGGATTTTGCTAGTACGCCTTACAGAATGGGACGCAGTTTGACAAACAGAGTGTCCACATTGCTAATGCCATTTTTGGACGTGGAAACGGTCGTGCAATAAGTGCCAGCCAATTCCATTGCTGAAACCCGCGCAACTTTAGCCAACTCATTTTCAGCCCTTGCTGCAAACGTATTTTCAAGCGTTCCTGAATCACCCATTCCACCAGCAATTGTTGTTGTCCCCGCGTCGCCTTACATGGAAGTTGTTTTGATTGGTAAGGCGTCCACAAAGGTCAAATTAAATTTTGCGATCACCGCCATTGTTGCTTCCAATAGCAACGCAGGTTCGCTGGACAATCTGGAAAAACTCATAATCGGAATTCTTGCGGCAATGCCCGCAGGATACGTTGTTGGCGTCATTGAAAAGCCAACGGTGTTGGAAGTAGGTCAAAGTCCAATGCTGGTGGCTGACATAAACGTTTCAACGTACTACACCCAAACGACATAAAAGGAGATAACGTGCCAACAACGATCATCACGGGTCGCGATTTAGTGTTGACGATCGCGACCGTTAACTACGACGCGCAAGCGACCAGCGCGACTTTAAGCAATTCGCCAACAGTCACCACATACCAAACACTAGACGGCAAGGCTTACAAGCACATTGACGATCAGTGGACTTTGGACGTGGAAATGCTTGCCGACTGGGGCGCAACAGGTTCACTATGCGAAGCCCTTTGGACTGCATGGGAGAGCGCACCAAATACAACTTTGGCGGTTTCACTTACTGCTGCAACAGGTGCAGTGTTTGCTTGCAACGTCATGCCAGTTGTTCCGTCAATCGGCGGTGCAGCACCGGACGCGCAAGAAGTATCACTATCATTTGTAGTGGTCGGAAACCCAACTGAAACTTTCAGTTAAAAACTAACAATCGGGAGAAAAAATGAAGTTACCAATAACAATTGAATACACCAACGGCGATCAGATAACTTACACGGCTGCACCGCCTGAGTGGGTGAAATGGGAAAAGCACACAGGTCACACCATTGCACAAGCGCAAGAAAAGATTGGAATTTCTGATCTTGTATTTCTTGCCTATCACGCCATGAAGCGTGAGGCAGCGGGCAAACCAGTGAAGCCACTTGACGTTTGGACTGAAACAATTTCCGAAGTCATTGTGGGTGAAGCAAACCCAAAAGCCACCCAGTCGGAAGCCTTGCCCGAATAGTTTGGGAGTTAGCCTTAACCACAGGTTTGCCACCAAGCGAATTTGAATCAGCCGAAGACATTCTGACGGTGTTGGAAATTTTGGAAGGACGGGCAAATGGCAAGTGACGCAATTTCTTATGACAAAAATGAGTTGCGCGCCATTGTCCGTTCCTTTAAAGCAATGGACGATCAAGCAATTGCCCAAGCCAAAGAAGCCACGTCAGAATTGGCAACTTGGGTTCGTGGCAAAATCATTGACACCGCTTCAAGCAAAACACGCAACCGTGTGGACAATCTAGTGGCTGAAGGTTCGAAGGTTTCCAAGTCTTCAAAGATTGGTGAAATTTCATTTGGTTATGCTGGACAAAAATTAAGCGGTGGCGGTACGACCCAACAGGTTTGGGGCGGTGTGGAATTTGGTTCAAATAAATTCAAGCAATTTCCAGTGTGGTCAGGTCGTGAAGGTCGCGGTTCACGCGGCTGGTTCATCTATCCAACCCTAAGAAGCGTTCAACCTGAAATTGTGAAAAAATGGGAAGAATCGTTTTCCAAGATAATAAAGGAGTTTGACTAGTGGCTGGCAGTCGTACCCTTAAACTTTCGATTCTTGGTGACGTTGACAATCTCAACAAATCCTTAAAAACGGCAACGGCTGACGTTGAAACCTTTGGCGACAAAATGGGCAAGGTTGGCAAAATGGTCGGCGCAGCCTTCGTCGCTGCTGCTGCCGCTGCTGGTGCTTATGCGGTCAAAATTGGCATTGACGGGGTCAAGGCGGCGATTGAAGATGAGAAGGCACAGACACAGTTAGCCTTAGCCCTAGAAAACGCCACAGGGGCAACCACTGCCCAAATTGCGGCAACTGAACAATCCATTCTTAAAATGTCCCTTGCCACTGGTGTGGCTGACGACGCCTTACGTCCAGCGTTGGGGCGTTTAGCACGATCAACGGGCGACATCACAAAGGCGCAAGGTTTATTGACCACCGCCCTTGACATTTCAACTGCCACTGGCAAACCGCTTGAAACCATTGCAAATGCGTTGGGCAAGGCTTATGACGGCAACACTGCCGCGCTTGGCAAATTAGGAATTGGTCTATCTGCTGCCGAATTGAAGACAATGTCCTTTGAACAGGTACAGGGTCGTTTGACCGATTTATTTGGTGGGGCAGCGTCGAAAAATGCTGAAACTTATTCGGGACGAATTGCCCGCATGCAAATTGCGTTTGACGAAGCCAAAGAAACAATTGGTTTTGCATTGTTGCCAATCCTTGAACGCGTTATTAACTTTATCAACAACAACGCACTTCCTGCAATCAACGCATTTTCGAAAGCGTTCAGTCTTGACGGCGGCGGCTTGGGTTCAACAATCACCACAGTTGGCAACATCATCACTTCAGTGTTCACGCCAATAATTAACGGCATGATCAAAGCATTTGGATACGTCAAAAACGCAATTGGTGACAACCTTGACGCCTTCAAAGAATTCGGTGGATACATTGGAACTTATCTTGCACCAGTTATCGGCACGGTTTTAGGTGGCGCATTGACCGTTGCTGGCAAAATTGCTGCTGGCGTCATTGACGTCATTGGTGGCGTTGTCAGCGTTTTGAATGGTTTGATTTCAGGTGCGGTTGCGGGAATCAACGCCCTAATCCGCGCATACAACGCCATTCCATTTTTGCCAAACGTTTCAACAATTTCAACGCCAAGCGTGAGCGTTCCAAGTATTTCAGTG